CCTATGGCGCATATGCAGCCGCCGCATGGCTAAAGAACGGAGCACCACTGACAGTCGTAAGGATATTGGGAGACCAAGACCCTCAAGCGTCTTATTCGAGCGCCGCACCAGACACAACCGCTGGATGGGCAATGGGCACCAACCCTTCGAGCGCAGAGAGTTCTGGGGGAGCCTATGGTCTTTTCTTGATCAACTCTTCTTCTTATGCAGTAGGTGCAACAGGATCTGCTCCCGGAGTTTTAGCTGCAACATGGTACTTAAAGCAAGGGGGGATTATTCTGTCCGGTACGATAGCGGGTGGAGCTTCTGATGTGGTATCTGGATCTGGAGTATTGATAGAATCAACAACTGCTAGCTCTCCAGCCGCAGCAAAATTTACCGCATTAATGTATAAAGAAGGCGAAGTTGGCCAGGGCACCCCGGATGAAGTTTTTACTTTTAATTTTGACAAAGACTCAAAATACTTCGCCAGAAAAGTTTTCAATACAAACCCAACAACGACAAATACTGCTCTTATTTCTAGCAATGCAGCTGCAAAAAATTACTTTTTGGGAGAGACTTTTGAAACAGCAGTAAGAAGCGAATTGTCTGGTGAAAAATGTTATGGTGTTATATTGCCACTGGGCGATAGCGCAGGTGCAAGAGCAGGGCAGAAGTTTAAAAAAGCGGCAATCCCAGCACAAACTGGTTTTTTCATCTCACAGGACTTAAGAACGACCGAAGGTGTAGAACCTGAAACTGGTGGGACTCAAAATCAACTAACTCCTGCATATAATCCAGATAACACAGCGATTTGCACTAGATTGTTCAAATTCCATACCTTAAGTGCAGGACAAGAAGAACAGCGTTCTTTCAAGATATCCATTGAAAATGTTAACTACTCTAGGAGAACAGATGTTAATGCATACGGAAGCTTTTCTGTTGTAATTAGATCATTGCTTGATAGCGATTCTGCTCCCAAGATTGTAGAGAGATACGATAATTGTAACCTAAACCCAAACTCAGCAAATTATGTCGCTCGAAAAATTGGAGATCAATATTATGAGTGGGATAATTCAAAGAAGAGATTAGTAGAATATGGAACTTATCGTAACAATTCCAAAATTGTAAGAATTGAGATGGCCTCTGAGGTTGACTTGGGACAAGTTAGTGCTGAATTATTGCCATTCGGCGTTCAGGGACCAGTTAAAAGGCAATCGTTTAGATTAAGGTTTTCCTCGGGATCAGCAGTAAATCAGTTTGCTACCGCATCATTTCAGACACATACATCTTCTTGGAACGATGTAGACATTGACCTAAAGCACCTAAATGTCAGAAGGTCTCCAAATGATTCTTATAAGTGGTTCGATCAGGGACAACCCGGAACAAAGCCAAACAATGCCATTATTTGGGGTGGCGGCGGTTTTCCAGCGTCTCTTGCAGGTGCAATAGACACAACCACTCCCGGAGGGCTCGACCCCAACGATACAATGGTATTTACAATACCAGCTGCTGCTGGGGGAGAAGGGACAACAACGATTAAATTTGTTAACGATACAGATGGAGCAAGCGGCGATGCCGCTGGCATAATTGGTCTCGGATACAACGGGGCGACAGCTGCCGATTTAAAAGCTGCCATTATCGCAGCAATCAATGGAACATCTAATGGAAGAGTAACAGCAGCACCATCAGGTAATGGTCAATCGGGTGTTAAAGGTCTCTCCGCAGCCGTCGGAAGCGGTACCAATGATATCGATCTGGAATCAACTAATCGCGGTTCTGCTATGAATGCTATCTCTATTGCAATGGCTGACGGCGGATTCCTTAAGGACGATGCGACAGAAGTCACCTTGGCAGGAGGAGCTGGACCCGATGGGCAGACACAATGGCAAGCAACAGTTAAGTTTCCGGATGTTTTTGTTAGAGACGCCGCAACTGATGGTAATTTGAGCGATCCAACCTTGGCTTATTTTGGATTTAGTACCACCAGCGGGTCTACAAGCACCTCCTTTGAGCAAAGCAACTTGGATCTACTAAGAGCATTGCCAAGTGATTACAATCAATTTGGCACAGGCGATTACGAGACAAGAATGTTCGTGTTCTCGCTAGATGACCTTTCGTCATCAGCAGGGGGGGCGTTCTCGTATGTATCTGGCTCAAGAGCAGCAGGACTATCGTATACAGCTAGAAATGGATCATACAGAGACATTATTGATGCAGGGTATAATAGATTTACCACTCCACTTTTCGGAGGCTTTGATGGTCTTGATGTTCAGGAGGCAGAACCATTTAATAATGAAAGAGCACTTAGGGCAGACGCAACAGCAGCAACATATGCTATGTATTATTCTGTTAAAAAAGCTATTGATATTCTAGCAGATCCAGAATTTGTAGAAATGAATCTAATAACAGCTCCGGGCATTACAAACGAAACTTTAACACAGCACTTGGTTAACACTTGTGAAGATCGCGGAGACGCTCTTGCGATCATCGATCCAAAGGGTGGCTATTTACCTGCATCAGAAAAAGCCGGTACCGAGGCTAGTAGAATTTCTGCAAATCATGTTAATGTGGTCGTAAAAAACATGCAGCAGCGAGGAATGAATTCAAGCTATGGATGCACTTACTATC